AAGCTCTTGGCCAGATTCTCCATGCATCAATTGTACGTGCTAAGTGCACCCACTTTTGCCATGGATTAACTGTGTCGTTTGCTTTTAGGTCTCTGATCTCATCTTTGAGAGCAGCGTTTTCTTGTATCATTTCCATGAACTTGGATAAGTCCATCTCGACTTCATTACGTGACATATCGCCACCAAATCTATCTCTATTGTCTGCCATGTTATCTCCTATTAAACTGTTTAAAGTTTGGTGGTCGAGTAGGTTGACTACTACTTGACCTTCTAGCCTCAGCCTTTTCTTTCTCCTCTTGTAAATGAGCAGTTAACATAGCAACATATATATCACGTTCGTAAGGAATAAGGTTTTCCAATTCTGTTATACTATATTTATGATGCTGAACCATCGCGAAGGTCGTTTCGTAATAATTTGCCAGAGTATTATGGCTCAGCAATATTAAAAAAAATCAGACAATCCCTTTAGTACAATCTCTCTATCATTACCTAAATTATTCTTATACTTAATTTTATGTTCTAATCTAGGCGCTGTTTCAAAAAATTCTTGAATCTTTGTAAAGCTATTTATATCAATACCTTTTAAAAACTCTACAGCTTCTTTATGTGAGAAGTCATCATATACTTGTTCGTTATCATAAACCTTAACAAGACAATGCGCTAACATTTCAAATACAGAATCCATTTTATTTTCATTTACATTTTCATCTTCTGATAAATCAACTGACTCCATACTCATACCAGCATCTCTCATTATCTTTAATGTTGGATCTTTTAACTCTAAAACAAGATTACTAACTGGGATATCATATGATCTTCCCTCTACAAACGTAGGTTTTATATCATTAATATCAATTTCAAAGTCATATGATTGTTCGTCTTCATTGTCTCTATATCTTAATTTAACCATATTATCTACTGACTTACCTCTTAAATGCATAAAGAGATATTCAATATCCGTGACAGTCAAGTCATCAGGATCAAAGTTTTTAGGACTCAGTACTACTGCTTGCAATATTTGCTTCATTGCACCTAACTGATCCTTTGCGTCTCCCTCTTTACCTACTAAGAGAACTTTCTCCTCTTTAACAAGAAAAGGTCTAAATTTAATTTTTCTTTTGATTACTGGGAGCGTAATCTCAAACTCAGGCTGAGTTAATTTTGGTAATGCCATTATATTTCTCCATTATTTTATCCACCTTGATCAGGCGTGTATTTCTTTCCAAAAGAATTTAAGAAAGTTTGACCGCCCGATACTAAATTAATTACGTCACCAACGGTGTTTGGTTTTTTCCAGCTAGCTTTTAAACTTTTTGCAGCTGCACCAATCCTTAACAATCTTTCCATTCCGGAATACTCTCTACCACTTTCAACTACTTCTGTTGCATTGAATTCAGGATCTACATGATTTTCTGTCACCCATCTTTGCAACTGAAAGTTAACAGTCACTCTTCCAACTTCATCATTTTGAGCCCAGCCTAATGTCACATCACCTAATTGTGAAGGCCAAACCTCATATGCAGTTATAGTATTTATATGGACGTCTCTAACATCATATGTTTCTATTTCAACCTCACACGTGTAATTATCATGGTATTGTATTTCACCAAAATGCTGTCCTTGTGTATTTGTTGTTGTAGCGACATTAGAATCACCACCCATATAAATTATATGACTAACCCATTGTTGAAAAAAATCTAAATTTCTACCAGAGCTATCTAACATAAAACTTGCTGATAGTTCAGCTGGAATTATTGCACTAGCCCTTCTATCAAAAGGACCAATACCAAATCTTTTATGATCAACAGGAATAATTGATGCGCCGGGTATGTTAATATTATCGCAAAAGAACTCAAGTTTTTGTTGGCCAACATCAGTAGAATTAACTTTATTTAAACACTTAGGTACTCTTTTCAAAATAAATCTATATCTATTAGGTTTATATAATCCATTAACAGCCGTTAATTCACCCTTAAAGTTGTTTAAATTAAACGCTGCGTCATTTCCATCAATGTCTTTTTCAAGCCCTTTACCCTTGAGCATGTTAAAGAGATTAGTTGCGTAATCTTTTGCCTTAGCCATTACTTTCTTTTCCTAACATATTTTGCTTGTGTTCTTTTAATTTTTCTTCTTTGCCTTCTTTCTAGCATAGAATTGTTCCATACTTTATTTATACCACTCTTCCTCATTCTTTCTACAGGAAGCATCATAATTGTATCCCAGCCAATAGGAGGAATATACAAATAATTACCAACAACTTGTTTATAGTCATATCTTTTCCATGCAGGGATCATGCCTCTCATGTTTAATCTCTTTTTCATAAAATCAAAATCAACCCTATCCGTATTAACTCTTGCTCTCATTGAACTACCAATATCTTTTTGCTCTACATTTGGAAATATAACAAACGGATATATTGCATCCATTAACTCAGCTCTAAGTATAGGTGGAAGATAATGGAAATTTAACATAGAGAAATATCCTTTATCAGGATATGTGTTCATAACTATACCAACTGGAAACATATCCCAGTATGGCAATTGACTTTTCATTTTAGGTATGTACTTAAACATATACATTCTACCAGGTCTAAGTAGCTTTGTTCTACCTGCCCCAGAAAGAATGGTGTTTGGATTAGCTAACCTCTCAGCTTCTGCTAGCTCTCTTAGCTTTTCAACAGGGTCACCTTCTTGTTGAGTATACAAATCTTGTAAAGATTTAAACTCAAAATCAAATTCATCACCAACGAGGTTAAGTAATTTATCGAAAAAATATGCTGGCATTATTTGATTCCTAACTCATCTTGAGTCATTATTTGAAATTTCATACCTTTATTCTTACAATATTCTTTAGCAACTTCAAATTTTCTTTGATTAACTGCAAATGTTTTCATCTCTCTAAGGTACTTTGCTGTCTGTCTTTTTGGCTTTTTAGGTGGTACTAAGTGTTGTTTTGGCTTAACTTCTATTACTAACTCCTCACCATTTGACTTCTCAACCCAGAAATCTGGGAAGTATCTATGCATCTTTCTATCGATTGGACTGCGATATGGTATGCAAAATTCTTCAGAACTCCACCTTTCTATCTGTGTGTGGTCATCTAAATACTTCATAAGTTTAAATTCCCATAAACTTCTATAAATAATATTAGAGGAGTCCCCTCTATACTTATCGGGATTGTTGGGAACAAATTTACCACTATATGCCATAAAGGTATTTAGTTTATAAAAACAAATTAGGAAACATTAATGAGCAGCTCAATAGAAAATCAATTTTGGGGAAGATCACAAAAGAACGGTGGAAGACTAGCCCCCTCGACCTTAATAGAAAAAAAATTAAAAGATCAAAATAGAGCTGTTCTTTCCTTTCCAGATGATATCGGTCCACATAAATTTTTAATGCTCTTCCAACAATATAATTTTGATCAAGGAGCCACTGAATTAGATAAAGGCATTCAGTTGCCAATGCCTCAATCAATATTAGACAAATATGGCATGGAGTATAATTCCACCGATCTTAAAACTACAGGTGCAGGAATTGGTTCAGCAATATCTTCAGGTATAGCAAATATAAGTAATGAAGGCAAAGATGCATCCATGACAATTTCTAAAGACACAGACTTTCAAAAAGCTGCAGGAGCATTTTTACAATCCGCAGAAAGCATTGTTAGGGACTTGAATCCATTTGAGCAAGTAAGAGGCGCAAGTGATTTAGCTCTTGGTAATATTGTTAATCCTCATACAGCTTTATTATTCAGTGCTGTAAAATTAAAAGAATTTGAATTTGCGTGGAAGCTATATCCTAGAACAGCAGGTGAGTCAAAAAATTTAAGAACCATTATTAATAACATTAAGGCAATGTCTCATCCAAAATTTCGAGCATTTGGGGACGAAGAGGGATCAGTTAATAACTTTAAATTAGACTATCCACATGAGGTAGATTTATTTTATATGGGTGCAGAACAAGAAATGCACAAGTTCAAAAGATGTGCTATAACATCATTGCAAGTTAATTATACACCAGAGGGCGGTCCAGCTTTTATTGCAGGAAGTGGTGAACCAGCATTTGTAGAATTGCAAATAGGATTTACAGAAACAATGATCTGGACTGCAGAAGACTTTGATATTAATGCATCACACATGGGGGTCGCAGAAGAAGAGCTAGATATTAAACCAGAAAATGGCAAGGGTGCATACGGAGGAGCTAGATGATCAAACAAGGATATTTTAAAGACTTTCCTAAAGTAGAGTATCAAGGAAAAATTGCTCGTAGTTTGCTTGCACGCCCTAAGATTAAAGATCAAATATTAGGTAATCCTAATGCTTTTTATGATTATGTTATAACTGATGACCTAAGACCCGATCAAGTAGCATATCTTTATTATGACGATCCACAGTTGGTATGGTTAATATTTTTAGCTAATAATATTGTAGATCCATATTATGAGTGGCCGCTGACACAACAAATGTTTGAAAGTTTTTTAATTTCCAAATATGGTACGGTTGCTGCAGCGCAAGCTAAAATTCTTCACTACAAACACAACACAAAAGGAACAATAATTACAAAAGAAACATACGATCTTAATGCCACATTTGGCAAAATAGTTGCTGGTCAATATACTGCAGTATATGCTTATGACTATGAAGACGAGTTGAACGAATCAAAAAGAAAAATAAAATTAATAGACAAAAGACTTGCAAGTAGTGCTAAAAGCGTTCTGCGCAAGGTGATGACTGGATGATGAAATGTCTGAAGAAGATAATCTAAACCAGCCCGTAACAATTCCTTACGATCCTGGAAACATAACAATCGATAGCTGTGATCTTGTTCATGCAAATGGTAAGCTATCGCTATTAGGTGCAATGAATGAATTTAGAATTAGTTTTAGCACACATGAAATGTCAAGTTTATGCGGAATCAACGTATTAGATACTACCGATACCTTAGCAGACTTAGATCCAGATGGAACTGAGGTATTAACTATTGGTTGGCATTCAGAGGGCGACCGTGAAATAAAACAAACATATAGCATATTTAAAACTGATATACAACTAGATCCTAATATGGGAAATGGTAAACTATACTCGTTCACGGGTATATCTCATACACACATGCAACAATTGACCATGGATGTTAATAGATCATTTTCAGGAACAATAAAAGACTTTGTTAAAAATATATTTCGTGAGATTCCTCAAAAAATTCAAACATATGCTCCAATTGATGTACACGAAACAACAGGCATATCAACTTTAATAATACCAGGCGAAACACCATTCGAAGCAATAGAAAGACTTACAAACAGAGCATTCTCGTCTACATATTCCTCATCAGTTTATCAGTTCTATCAAAACTCAAAGGGATATTGCTTTCATAACATTGAACAACTAATAGCAGAAGGCAGAAAGAATGCAACGACATATGTGTATACGCCAAACGGTGCTGTTGCAGATGACTTAAAAACTATAGCCG